GGTTATTGCACGTGATGCGTCAATTCAATGTGCTTTACATCAGTTATCTTTAAATTCTGGTCTGGAAACTTTATTTGTACCACCTGATATTATTAATCCCGAATTCTTGTTGATAAATGTTGAAGAGCGAAATAAAATTAAAAAACATTTAATGCAATATGATAACTTATCATTTTGGGATCGTTTGTGTGATGTGTGGGCTCGCTATGGAAAATATATAAAAATGGCTCTGGCAGCTGTGGCCGCAATAGCAATGTTTGCTAAAGGCTATGGATTTTGTAAGAGTTTATTTTCTATGCGAGAACAAGCAGAAGGACATTTAATATCATCTGGTGATTTCAAAACTTTAAAACTACCCAGAAATAAACCACCAACCAGAATTTCAACAGCATCTGGTCAAGGTGATGACAGCTTGGGATTAGCTGTAAATAAAATTGCAATGAATACTGTATTTGTAACTTTTAGTTGGAAATACTTAGATGGAACAGTCTTGAAACCAAAAACAATTTGTTGTAGAGGTCTTGGATTATTTGGCAGAGAAGCTATTTTCACTAAACATGAAATGATGGCTTTGTTACATTTTTATGCTGAATCTAAGATTGATAAAATAAAAGATTTTCAAGTAACTGTTCGACCTTTTCAAAAAAGGGGAATTTCTAGTGTTGAAGAATTAACTATTCCACTTGAAATTACACCCACCACTTTTAGATTCACAAAAAATGATTTAGCAATCGTTTCTTTACCTGTTAAACTACCTATGTTTAGAGATTTGACAAATTTAATTGCCACTCAAAAACAACATAGTTTAGCGTATTCAAAGATAGAAATGATAGTTACCTCAAAGAAATTAAATGTGGTGGAGCGTGTATTATCTCCTATAAAAGGTCGGTTTAAACAAGTTCGAACAAATGATACCGACTGTTACAAGGATATTGAGAGCTGGAATTGCTATGGAACCGAATTTGGATCTAATGGTGAATGTGGTTCAATTGGTATTGTAAATGGAAATAGTCCAATATTAGCTTTTCATATTGCAGGAAATCCAACAATCCGTCAGGGTTTTGCATTGCCTTTAATTAGAGAAGATTTTATTGAATTGAAGAAAAATACACTACCAACTGAATATTGGGTTCCAGCCCTTGGTGAAGGTCATGCAAAAATTGAATTAGATGGACAAATCTGGAAACTTGGAACACTAAAGAAATCAGAAACTCCTTTTATGAGTGAGAAAACGAAAATTATACCCTCACTAGTGCAAAACCAAATAGAAGGAACACAATGTATTACACAACCCGGAATTTTAAGTTCTCGGGATCCTAGATATAAACATGAAGGATCTCCTTTGAAATGGGGATGTATGAAACATTGTGAACCACCAAAAGAACTTCCAGCTGATTTGATTAAAGTAGCGAGTGATCATTACTGTTCAGTACTGCTTAAAAACTGCATACCGAGGCGCCCAATTGAAGGCCCTTTAAATATGGTTACAGCTATAGCAGGATTGAATGGTGTTGATTACTATGACCCGATCAAATTAAATACATCTTCCGGATGGCCGTACAATTTAGGAACTCAAACAACAAAAGAGTCATTAATTCAGGTAATCCGTGATGAAGAAAACAACCCGATAGAAGTAAATATCCATGATAAAGTTTTACAAGATATTCAAATTAAATCGGAAATGAGAAAAAGAGGTATTAGACCTTTTACTGCTTTTCAAGATACATTGAAAGATGAAAGGAGAAAAGCTAGTAAATTGGAGAAAAAAGATGGTACCCGTATTTTTTCACAATCACCACTTGATTACACTATTGAAACTCGTCAGTACACGCTTGACTTTGCAGCCAGTTATATGGCTCATAGACATGATCTGGAACACGCAGTTGGAATAAATGTGAATTCAATTGAATGGAAAAAAATTGTTGAAAAATTAATGCAAAAGGGAAATAACATCGTATCTGGAGACTTTTCAGACTATGGCCCTAGAATGTGGAGTAGTTTAACATTAGCAGCAGGTAAATGTATCAATTTATGGTACGAAACTTTTTCTGCTGATTTAAATGAAAAGGAACATTCAAAAATAAGAACAATAATGTTTGATGAAATTGCTACTTGTTATCACATCTGTAACAATTTAGTTTATCAAGTTTTCTGTGGTATTCCTTCAGGACACCCACTCACTGTAATTCTTAATAGTATGGTTCATTCTATATTAATAAGAATTGCGTGGTTGGAGATAATGAAAGGTACAGAATTTGAAGGACTGGACCAATTCATGAAACATGTGTGTTTAGTTGTTTATGGTGACGATCATTTGGTTTCAATTTCTAACGAAATTAAGGAACTATTTAATTGTCAAACATTAAGTACTTACTTGGAAACATATGATTTTAAGTACACTGATGCAACAAAACAAGGTACAGTTAAGTATACACCGTTAAAGGAAGCCTCTTTTCTTAAGTGTGGTTTTAAACCACATGAAACAAGAATGAATCAATGGCAGGCTCCTATTGATGAAAATAGTATATTTGAATGTGCTCAATGGGTTTTTCAATCACCCGATTTAACTGAAGCAACGATTGAAAATTGTGACCAAAGCTTGCGCTTAGCTTATGGACATGGGAGAAAATTTTTTAATGATTGGAAACAAAAATTAAATAAAGCGCTAACTAACTCGAAGCTTCGGCCACTGAGTTTGACGTGGGAAGAATGTGATGAAATGTTTTTTGGACATGAACCACTTTTATATTATGGAACTTACACTCCTTGTGAGATTAATGATATAGAAGAGGAGATTGTACCAGTTAATGTTAATAACATTTGTTCTCGTGATGGGGAGGTCATCTATGATACTATAGTATGTCCTTCGAATCCTGTATTCCTAAAGCGTTTGTTTTAGTCGAGAAACAGAGGTGTTGTTAGATGAGCGATTTGTAAGTCTCAAGGCATTTTATGTCGCGCGCTTTTATAGCCCCTAAACCACTTTAATCAAATAATAGATATAAGCTTTT